AATTATTATGGGGAGTGTGAGAATCGCCAAAACTACCTCGTCCTTATAGTCGTTTTGCCGAGCCTCTAAAAGTTTGCCCTGGTAAGCTTCCTCACCTCGGGCCATCTTAGACGCATGCATGTGTTGTGCATCCGCCATAGCCATCTTTGTCTCTTGACGCTTTTTATAAATGTGTGTTCCAGCGTTAAGAGCTAATTTAATAGCACCAAACCACATACTAATACCAAGTTGCGGTCTTGCTTTTCGATTTTAGCATTCTTTTAGTTCCTTTGACCTCAACTTTGTCGCCAGTTGGTATTACATTCCACTGCATACCATCAGCAAGAGTTTTTGATCTAGAATCTCTCTCCAAATTTTGACTTGGAGTTTCAATATCGATGCCACCTTTTTGGTAACCATCTTTATTAATACCTAATGCTTTGTTTGTATCTACTTTAGCCATTTTTCTCCTTATTTTTTACGTAACTTACCTAATGTTACAGCAAATCTCGCTCTTTGTCCAAGTTTTCCTGGTTTCTTAGCTGCTGCTCGTAACTTAGATGCTGGAATTGTTTCCCCTTTTTTAATTCCAAGGGACTTTCTCAATGCTCCAGGCTTTTTTATCGCTTTTTTTATGTTTAGCGTCATCTGTTTTCTCCTTTGTATTTTTCAATCTCAACACTTGGTATCATTTTATCCACACTTGGGATAGTTTTACTCAAAATTGTTTTTTCGATTGAAGTATCAGCTCTTAGTTTAGCTAATTCCTTATTTTGATCCAATTTCTCGTCTTGAGTATTTTGGTTCATCATTGCTTTCATACGATCGAGATTAATTCTCTCGTCATCGTATTGTTTTTTTCTAAAATTATCGGCTGCTCTAAGATCTAACTCTCTTGATCTTAATTTAGCGATCGGATCATGGTCAAATTGAGAAGTAATTTTCTTTTCTTCGTTCATAAACTCTTCCATCATCTCTGCAATTAAAATAGCCTTCCTTGCTTCAATTCTTTGTTGCATCATCATCAATTGCATCTGTACTTGTGGATTCTGTTGAGCCATTTGTTGCATTTGCTGTAATTGCGGAAGCTCTTCTTTAAATTCTAGTTCAATTTGTTCTTGAGCCATCAATGAAATATGTTCCATACAATTTTTTTCTAAAGAAGCCATCACCATCGGATTATTTCTAGCCATGTTAGTTGCCATAAAATTTAAGTGAGCAGTAATGTGCGCTCTATGATCTTGACCTGGAAAAGCTTGAAAAGGTTTTTGACCCATAGCCATAATATTTTCTAATGCAGGATCAATGGGTGTAGGTTGAGGTGGTTTAATCAAAAGTTGATCAATATCTTTTACACCTAACGCTTCATACATAGATCTATAAGCTTGATACATATTATGCATCTGGGGATTTGCGACTGCCAATTGCAACTCTGTTTGCGCAAGGGAAATACGCTGAGTTTGAGAGAAAATGTTAGGGTCCGCAACTGGCAGTATATCTACCCGATCATCAAAGTCTGCTTGCTTAATCATTCTTTGACCCCCAACTACATCGTACGGATATTCCGGTGGTAAATATAGCTTGAATACTCTAGCTAATAATTTGAATTCCTGTTTAAGAGCTGAGTAAATTCTTTTGTGTATTGCTGACATCGTTCTACTGCCTCTTTCAAGCAAAGCAACAGTTGTACCGACGGCTGCTTGTTGATTGCCATCGCCAACTTGTAGATCCGCGATTGATGCAAATCTTTGTCCGGCTTGGACAACAATACCCATTAATTGTAATAAAGTTTGAGAAGGCTCTTTAAATGGTAACATCATAAATGAATCTTTTAAGTTACCACCTGGAGCATCGACATCTCTAAACTCACCTGGTTGAATTGATTGCGCATCATCTCTAATTCTAATGCCACGCATTTTAAATCCGGCGGGTAAGTTGGAGAGCGTACCCGCATCCAATAATTGACGTAGAGCTGCAGTTGCAGTTCTTGACAGACCACCAATCATATGGATGAGACCGAAGCCATAGAAACCTAATCCTGGCAAAAATTTAAAATGAACAAAATAGTCAATTTTATTTTTCTTCGGGTCTCCAATTTCATAATTTCGTTTAATTGCTAAAACTTGTCTTGATGATTCTTCAATAGTTACAATGTAAGGAATTTTAATTCCAGATTGTTCACCTGTTTCTTGATCAGTGTCTTCAAAACCTTCTAGGTCTAAATTAATATGACATTCTAAAATAGTATAAACATCATCATCTTTAGTTTTTCTTTGACCTTCTAATTCTCGTTCTTTTTTCTTAACTTCATCTTCCATTTGAGCCGGAGTTCCTAATTCTATGTCTCTATAAAAACCTGCGACTTGTTGTTTTCTTAATTCGTTTTTAGAAATTTTAATTCGATGTATGATTGCTTCCGCTTCATCTAATGAGGTAGCTGTATACGGAACAATCAAATCATCTGCAGGAACAAACTTAGAAGTTGCTCTCTGTTCAAGTTCATCATAATAAACTTTTTTAAATGCTGACCCTGCTAGAGGTAAGTAAAATAACATTTGATCAAAGTCGGGCTCATAGTCTTTCATTTTTTCCATGAGCTCGTAGTTCATGTAATCTTTTACTCTCTCTGCTTGTTTTGTTTTTTCTGGATTGGGTGCACCGATGGATTGTGTTCTAACCGGTCCATCAGCCGGTAATAATTCTTTATATGCCAACGCTTGAAACTGCGTAACAGCTTCTGCAAGAACTGGGTGAGTAGCACCCGATGCTCCTTGGAAAGGTTCAGTTCGCATATCATATTTAAATCCTAATAAATCTAAACCGGTAGTATAAGTTCTTTCCCATTCTTTTCTACCCATTTGGTAGTCCATATATTTTCCAGATAGGTCTGCTCCCATTTCTGATAAAACTTGGTCTGGTAAAAATTCTGCTAAATTTGCGTAGTGTTCATCACTACCTTCCATTGATGCAGCAGCTGGATCAAAATTAATATCAACGGATCCATCGTCTTGTTCAGTTACTTCAACACCGTCACGTTCTTCTGTGATCTCTTCTTGAGCTTCAATAACTTCTTCTTCTGCCGGGACGTGAATATTCTTACGTGGCTCGTTTGGTAGAGCTTTGTCTATTTTGTCTGCCATTTATTTTCTCCAATTTGACTGTTTTAACAGTATTATAATTAATATTCAAGCCCTGAGGCGTGGGCCCTGCTTCAGGCGGCAGGAGCCAGGTCTTAGGATATTTTGAGTTTTTTGATTTGGTCTGCATATATAGGTCCGTATATTGGTTTGTTTTCTGTAACTACTTCTTCTTGTTCTTCAAGTTCAAAAGGTTCAATGTCTTGCGCTGTGCTTTGTGCAATTTTCAATCGTTCAGCTGCTGCTAAATTGTCTTCAGCCTTTTTCTGATTTATTTCCTCCATAAAACCCATATTTTGTGCCTGGGTGCCAAAAGCTTTAGATAGTTCTGGTTTTTTAGTTAACCACCCCAAAGATCCTACCGCTGCTGTTGCAGGTGGAACTCCCATCAAACTCATGATGGTAAAGTCAGTCGCTGCTAATGCGCCACTAGGCATTAGTTTTAAATTTTTCATTGGCAACTTGCTCCATAAACCTTGGCCCTTATCTAAAATTTTACGTGCCCATATTTGAGGTTTAGTGCTACTAGACTTCGTTTTATCAGCCACCTTTAAGTCTGCTTCTTTTGCTTTGTTTAATAAATACTCTCTGTATATTTTTTTCTCATTTGCATTTAGTTGATTTACATTCTTATTCATATCCTTATGAATCCATCTTGAAGAATCACCACCTATACTATTTCCCCTAGCAAAAGAAATAGAACCATCATTGCCGAGTATGGCATTTATCTTTCTATATTTTAAAAGACCCTTATCGTCAGGGAATTTTTTATAGTGATCACTTATTACTTTTTCTGCTTTGGCATCTATAGCTTTTAATTCCGTGTCAATATTTTTTGCAGTATCAATATTTACATCGCTTAACAGTTTTATTCTTTCTTGGGAAATATCCAGTAAAGCTCTATTATTATTTTGCAACCTAGCATTAACTTTTTTAGGAATGATTACAATGTCTTTTGTCCTAACATCAAACTCATCCCCGAGAGAATATAAATGATGCGCCTGGTGACCTACGGTTCCACTAACTCTAAAGCCCTGGTATTTTTTTAGAAGATTATCTCTTTTAATTTTATGAGCTTGTTTTTGATCATCAGAAAGCTTGGCATATTCTAAGTCGTTAGCATTCTTATGTCTCGCCATTAAATCATGAATTCCTTTTTCTGAATAATCTCCTTTAAGAAATTGGTCATAAATTTGTTTATGAGTTAAAACCCCAGATTGTTTTCCACCTGTAGAGGTCCTAGCAACCTTATACTTTTTGTCTATTTCGTTATCAAAAGCTGCTTGTTCAGTTATATCAGCAAAAATAAATTTTCCATTACGTTGCGTTACTCTCTTTCCCCTCTCAACTAATTCTACTCGAATTTCTTCTAATCCCTTTACAGTGTTAGGTTTTCTAATTCTTTTTTTCCAACCTTTTTTCTTGGCGGCAGTATCGTCAACATTAGAATAAACGGTTCCCCATCTATTTGTTCTTTTATGAATGTGTCCTGTCTCTGCATTATAAACAGGGCTAGTGTCACCTACATTTAGTTTAGTTGGTCCAGTTGCTTTTTTTATTGTTCCAGGAGGTCCATTAGCAAACCCCATTCTACCTCCGTCAGCTTTTAATTCTACTCCTAGTTCTTCTGCTTTCTTAGTAACTAAATCTTTAACAAACCATTCAGGCATATCGACTCCGGCACCAAGGTACTTTTTCATTCTACCTACATAGTCATTAAATACTTTTTGGTTTCGTTCTTGTGGTGATAAGGGATTTGGTTTTGGTAGAATTGCATCTCCACCGTTTGAAAACTTTTGACGTCGCGTGAGATACGCCATCATCTGATCGTAATGATGTAGCTTCACTTAGATTCCTAATGCGCCTGGTAATCCTCCGCCTGCAACAGGCGCTCTTTGCATTTCAATAAATTCATCAATTTCCATTATAGGGAAACCAGGTTTTTGTTCGTTCATATCGTATTTATATTTTTCATACTCGTCTACCATGATAGGATCATAGTTTCCTGGCTCATAAGCAACTTTCTGAGCACCGCCTGCGCCGCCTGCCATTTCTTGAAAATAAAATTCTTTAATCTCTTCTATAGATCGTGGTTTACGACCTTTTCTTTTAACAAATTCTTCTACGACTTTTTCTATAAACACATCTTTATTGATTCCTGAAGCCTGTCTCTGGTTTAAGGAACCAACGCCTCCGGGTGCTTTTATTTCATGTGGTAACATTAATTCTTCTTCACTTTGTATATCAAACATTTTGTCATCCTCCACTGGATAATCATCTGGGTCTGTCCAGTCATAATCTTGTCTCCAGTTATACGGTTTCATTAATAATAAGTCCTCTGCGTTTTAACTACTTTTTCTTCTTTGTAGTCTTCTGGGTGGCTGATTAACCCTCCCTGTCTAAATCGCATTACGGCTTGTGTCATACTATCGACTAAGTCGTCATGATCCCCGTACGGAAACGCTGCACATTCTTCTATTACGTCTTGAGCAAACTCCATTTCTTTGGGCGCCCATATGCGTCCACCCTCAAAGAGGGGGGAAACGCTGTTTACTCTAGTATGTTTATCGTTTCCTTTACTAGGTGTGAAATTTATAACAGGTATCCCCATCTTACGCAACTCATAAGTTAATGGAAGCCCTGAAGCCTTAGCCTCGACTATAACGGTCTCAGGATTCCAATAACCATATTGCTCTAGAGCAATTCTTCTTAGTTCTGGAAACTCGAACCTTCCTTTTAATGCATCTACTAAAATTAATTCGGGACCACTATCTTCATTAGGGGTAAACACTCCCCACGTAGTAATAGCAGAAAAGTCTGCGGTTTCTTTTTTCATGAAAGCTGTGTCGTAAGATTGAATGACATGTTGTAATGGAGGAAGTTCATCTGGCTCCCAATCTTTCCACCATTCCCTTTTAATTAATGCACCTTCTTCTGAAGTTGGGTTCTGCATATACTGCGCATTCCATTTACTTCCAGGAATGGAAGCTTTAACCGAGTTTAAGTCCTTCAGGTTCCAGTATTCTGGCCACACGGGCTTTCCGGATGGCATGATGGCTGGGAACTCTATGATCTCCCACTTATCGGCTC